TGGGATGATGTTGGTTTAATTAAGCAAAGACTAGGAATTTACTTTACAAGAATTTCTAAACTCTAATTGGAGTAAATATGAAATTGTTTGAGTTTTGGTATGAACCTCAGATTGATGGAGCCCAGATTATTTTTTATGAAGGATTCTCTAGGATTCCAAATAGAACAAGGTTGGACTGTATTCAAGATGCAATTGGGGAGTTAAATGAACTTTATAGAGGAGTAGAGAATGAGTGTGTACAAGAAATTACAAGACGCAAGAATGAAGCTGCAATCAATACAGCTAAAGAAATCGGGGAAGAATAAGTTTGCCGGTTACGAGTATTTTGAGTTAGGCGATTTCCTGCCAGCTATTCAAGATATTTGCCAGAAGGTAGGTTTATGCGGAATGGTGTCTTTTACGGCAACTGACGCATATTTAACCATCCATGAAACAGAAGGCGATGGGTTTGTTACCTTTACGTCCCCAATGTCCTCTGCTGCCCTCAAAGGTTGCCATGATGTACAGAATTTAGGTGCAGTTCAGACCTATTTGCGTAGATATCTGTGGACTAATGCTTTTGAAATTGTTGAGCATGATGCCTTGGATGCGGTAATGGGAAAGGATGAGCCACCAAAAAAGCTTGAGCCAGCAAAGGTAATACCGCTTAAGGCACCTATTGCTGGCCAAAAAGGTGAGTGGCAGATCGTAGCCCCAGCTGCACCAGAGGGAGATGTATCCGATTGGCTACAACTGATTAAGACTTCATCTTATATGTTGCTTGATCTTTGTACCAATGAAGAAGATGTGATGGCGATATTTAAAAAGAACAAGGTTCTATTTGATACCGTCAAAGCAGAAGATGCCATCTTTTTTAAAGAGATGATGGCTAAATTTACCGAAGTTAAAAATACCTTTAAGGAGTAATCATGGCTTTTGAAGTTAAACCAAACACCGGCGCTTTGTTTCCAAACAACGAAAAGAAGACCGACAAGTATCCAGATATGCGCGGCGATGTGCATTTAGACAAGACATTCCTTATTCAGATGATGGATAAATCTAAGGGTGCAACTGTTAAGATTTCTTTGGGCGCTTGGAAAAAAGAATCTAAAGATGGTCTGAAGTTCCTATCATTGGCCGCGTCTGAGCCTTATGAGAAACCAGCAGAAGCAACTAACAGCAACCCTTGGGAGTAATCTTGAATAGCATTCAGTTTGAAGGCTGCAAAGTAGCCCTTAAGCAGGACAAGACTGGTTATGTCTTAACGCTTTCTATGCACCCTGACGACATTCCGGAGGATCTCCTTCGGGATTTTGTTGGGTCGCGTTACATGGTTGTGATGGTTCGCATTGGTGACAATGAGCAGCCGCTAGAAAGAAAAGAACACGACAAGTATGTTCGTGCCGCAGGAATGCTTTGCAAGAACTCTTTATTCTGGAAGTTTTTATTTGATGACAACCAAATCATGCAAGAGAGTGAAGCCGAGGCTACAGAATGGTTAAGAGAATACTTAAACATTCCGTCTCGGTCTGATCTTAAAACCAATGACGCGGCTCAGAAACTTTTAGATAAAGTCATACAGGAATTTAATCAATGGAACAAAAAAGACTAATACCATATTCCGTTTATCTTCCGGAAAACCAGTTTCTGAAATTGAAAGATCTGGCCAAAACAAGAAAGGCATCCGCTTTGATTCGGGATGCTATAGATATGATCATTGATGGTAATGATGCGTTTACCAGTGGGTATAACAAGGCGGTCAAAGATGCAGCTCAGGTGGTCTACGATTGTAGTGAAGCACAAATGATTGCTGTCAAGGGCAAAGACCTAGGCTCCATATTGACAGAGCAAATTGAGGGACTACACAAATGAATGATCAAGACCTAAGAGATTGCTTTGCTATGTTTGCTATGAATGGTTTATTAAGTCATGGGCTTACCGATTACTCGGTAGCTACTGTTGCTTACAAAATGGCAGACCAAATGCTAGAAGCCCGTAAACCAGAACCAGAAATTGGTTTGCCGGCCATTAAACGAAGGAAAGCAAAATGATTGAACCCATACCATTTGCCGGTTTAGTAAACCTAGATCTTTTAGAGGACTCCAAGAAGTTTTGTACCAGCTGCCAGACGATGAAGTCTACGGTTGGTGGCCAAATGGTTGGGGAAAAGATTCGCCGCTGGTTATGTTTGAACTGTCAACAAAAGAAAAGTTACCGCAAATATGAGGCAAACAAATGAACACAAATGAACTGATTGAAGCTTTAGACCAGCGTTACGGCAATCCCCATGTGAAGGGATTAGAGCTTATTCAAGAAGCAATTAAAGTATTGCGTCTGCAGGCTGAAGAGATTGCTGCTTTGGTGGAGCAATTAAATGAACAATGAACCAGTAGCGTGGATGTATGAAAAACCTAATGGGGCATCAAAGCTATCTTTTGTTAAAGAAAAAATGCTTTGGGAAGATATGACTGAAACTCCACTCTACACCCATCCAGCAAAGACACTAACAGATGAGGAAATAATTGAGGTGTGGAATGCATTTGAAAGAACTGACAACATACCAATTATTGATTTTGCTAGAGCAATACTAAGAAAGGCGCAAGAGAAATGAATGTAAATGAACTAGCAGACGAATTAGCAAAAATGTTCAGAGGCGAGGAATATGACAGGCTTATCCACGATATACCCGATATGCTCCGCCAGCAACAAGCTGAAATAGAAGCGTTGAAATCTGAATTAAGGCTAATTGATGAATTAGTAACTGGAAAGGCACAAGAGAAATGAAAAACTTTGACATAGAAGTATTTGTAAAAGACCTTGATAAGCTATTTAACGATATGCAAGACAAGGCAATTGCTGGCTCAGAGAATGTAGCTACCGCGTCTTTGATTATAAAAAATCAAGCAAAAGAAATTGAATATTGGAAAGAAATGTTTGAAAAGGCAATGGAGGCACAAGAGAAATGAATGATCCAGTAAACAACCCAAAGCATTACACAACACATCCTTCCGGCATTGAGTGCATTCAGATTGTTGAACACATGGGTTTTTGCCTTGGCAATGCTGTTAAGTACATTTGGCGTGCTGACCTAAAAGGCGATGCCATTGAAGATCTACGTAAGGCCAGATGGTATTTAGATAGAGAAATTCAAAAACGGGTAGGCAAATGAGCAGCTGGTTAATTATTCTTACTGGAGCAATTTATGCGTATATATCCGGAGAACAGTATTTCAAGGGTAACGTTGGCATGGCTATTTGCTACGCTGGTTATGCTCTTGGTAATGTGGGTCTTTATATGATGGCAACTAAATAGGAGAAATGATGACAACTTTTACAACTGACGATAGAATTGAGGCCGGCATTTTCACAGAAGATCAGCAGATGCGAATACTTACATCCATGGTTACTGATCAATACAATCAAGTTAGAAATATTCTTGACCATGTAAAGCAAAAACCATTAGACACTTCTGAGATAATGAAAATTAGCAAACAATATGCAGACCGTTATGAATTTGCCCGTGCCATTGAAAAAGCTCACCACATAGGAGAATAAAATGTTAGGATTACTTACTGCTTTCTTTTTGTATTACGGCGATGCTGCTTGGGGATGGTGGGTAATCTGGTGTATTTTAGAATTTGGTGATGTGGTTAAATTTACAAGGAAAAATTAAATGACTTGGAATCTGAGATTGGTAGATGTATCTGAAGATGGAGAAGAATGCATTGAAGTATGCGAAGTGTTTTACGACATTATGGGTAAACCTTTAGGTTATACGCCGGCCACGATGTCTGGTGAAAATGTAGAAGAAATCCGCACTTACATTAAGTGGGCTTTAGAGGCCTTGGATAAACCAGTACTCAAGTTTAAGGAAAACAATGCACATTAAAGTTGAAAAAATGAAAGAGTTAGAAGATGGATCTGCCATAGTTTGGTTAGAAATGGATCCAGAATCTAAAGATTTTTTTATCGGGGAAGGTTTTTTAGCAGTACTGAAGCGTTCACTTGGCACTTCAGAATCGTATGTAAAGGAGAGTGAAAATGTTAAGCCAACAAGCAAAACAAAAACTAATAGCAGCAAGCAGCAAGGGGAAAAAAGACGCAACTCTAAAGGAAACAATCAAAAGAATTGATGAAGTTTTATATGAGCTGCACGCCACAGAGCCTATGTCGTTTATAACCACAGCCCATAAAAACGAAGACGGGGAAGTGTTTTACAACGATATCAACAGCTTGCTTGATGAAAGAAATTTTTACGATTATCCTATAATGGCTCATAGATTTAATTCCTTTATAAGACCTGTAAAAAATGCCTAAAAAAATTATTTTCGCCCCCGGATGTTTTGATGACCTTGACCTGAGTCAGGAGGAGCTTGACGCTCTGGTTGAAGATGTTATCCGGTCGGTTGAAGATGATTCATTTGAAGAAGATTCTCGGCCTCTTGATCAAGAAGAGGTTGAGGAACTCATTAAAATTATGGACAGGAAACACACCAGACAATGAACCGCTTAATAGAACTTGCCGAAGAGCTGTATGCCCTTGGCCAGAACCCTTTTGAGGACTCCCATGAAAACGGAGATGCAATGCAGGATTTAGCCGTGGACTTTGGGCAGGCAATCCAAGAAACCGGCCAAATGATTCTCAGATATCAAAAAGATATCACTGAGTTGACTGATAAAATTAAATGGATGGCCGCACGGATTATAGAATTGGAGCTCAAGCATGAAACTCGTCATTGAAGAATTTAGTGACCATCTGGCTTATATAGAGGCTTTAGAAAAGGCATTAGAGCGCGTCAAAAAAGAACGAGACGGCTATAAAATGGCTTATGAAGCCTTACTTGCAGAAGATGAGTTTGATTTGGATGGCCGTTGTTGATCTACCGGAACCAAAAACTCTTAGAGATTGTTCGCCAGAGCCCTTGCCAGCATTGTGAGATTGAAGACGGAACCATAGTCGCGGCTCATTCCAATCAGCTGCGGGACGGCAAAGGCCGGTCTATCAAAGCTCATGACTACCGCATGGCAGCCCTTTGTTATAAATGCCATATGGCCTTAGATCAGGGCGCTAAGCTATCCAAGGAAGAGCGTACCGAGATGTGGGAAGAAGCCCACCGCAAAACTATCGGCTGGCTCTTTGAAACCGGTAGGTTGGACGTACACAAGTAACCTATTGACAATAAATTTCACATCGTGGTATACTGCGAACAGTTAAGCCCCGCCTTAGCTATCGCTCTATCCCTTGAGTACATCCTAGCAGATTATCAAGGTAGGTTACACCTCCTCCTCAGCGCTCCCCGCGCCCAGAACCCTCAGACTAATCCTCTGGGGGTTCTCTCTTTCTATTGCACCTTTTTTTATTTTGGTGTATTCTGGTCTTACTGCTAGGATGGAAAATTAGGGGATAGAACGATTAAATTCGTTTCTATTCCTATCTTTTCTATCCGCCAGTCGTACTCCAGACGTCACCAAGAGCCTACATGGGCTGCGTGGATAATACATAGGCCGGTTTACACCTGATTGCGTGCCTCGTAGCGTTAAATGGCGACTACACAAGTGGGAAGATACATGGGTGAGACAAGTCTTCCAACGAATGAACATTAACTCCGGTAGGACTGGGTGTATACACTGGGTCAGGTAACAGCACTCTAGATGTGGGGGCTGTCACCCTTGGGGAACCTTTATCTAAATTTTTGTGGTAATATTATTGCACTGCAACATTTAACGAAAGGGCAGATATGTTTGATTTTGAAAAGCAATATAAAGATGCACTAAACAAGTTTGATACTGTAACCAAGCAATCCAAAGAGGCGTATGAGTTTTGGTACAACTGCGTAATGGATACTTGGAAAAGTTTCTACAGCAAGAAATAAGTCAAATTATTTCTACAGAAAGGGGCATTAGCCCCTTTTTTGTTTCTCAAAGTTTACAAAATGTGTAATTAACTACACATTTAAATGTGCAAATGTCCTATGTTTGCATGATTTTTTATTGAAATTTCATGCACTTATACCAATGTATAACGCTGTATATCATAAGAAAAAGTTTCCCGAGCGGGCAATTCTGATGAAAAAGTAGGCAAAAATAGGAAAATATTCCCGATCGGGGCATTTTGTAAGAAAAGGTTAATGACTCATTGGGCTGTCAACAACAAAGTAAATACAAAGCCAATAACAAAGTAAATGTCTACAAAACTGCAAATAATATACACGTCAACAAAATATGTTTAAAAAAGACCAAAAAGTAAACACATAGGTAGCAATATGTATAGCAAATTGGTACTTATAGGTCACAACTCCAGCGGATCAAAGCCTAACTCGTCTGATATAACCTTGGTGCGCCGGCGGAACTCGGCATCGTGATGTGACCATTTGGGAGTCTTCCAGCGGCTCATATGCACGCATTCATGAATTAAGACGCGGATCACTGTTGACAGATGACCGCACTTCTTATCTGAAATAGTAATGATGTGCTCATAATCCTCACCATCATCATATAAATACGTACCCATAGTCTCTGGGTCTGAGTCCACAATAAACTTAATTTGCTCCGGCAGCGGCATAGGCCAACGCTGGAATGGCTTCATACAGTAGATTGCACTGTATAGATTACGTAGGATGGACGGGGTAAGTTTCATACATTGTTTATGCAGCCGCGGAACTCAAATTCATCCTCGCCGCATACCTGAATTAGCTCTGGAAGCATTAGTCTACCACGCTCAAAAGACAATAGGGCGAATCCCGCCCTCCAGTCCTTACAACCGTCTTCCGTGTAATGTACGTACTGTTCGCCATTAGGATCGGATAGAGTGCCTGTTTGGACGCCATAGCGCGTTCCGTTGTAGTCGGTAATAGGCTGGACAGCCAAATTGTGTGTGTGGCCTGTAATCATGTTTACGCCAGAATTAAGGGCATTGGCGCGGCCAGCTCCAAAACCACCTTTCCAGCGGTGCTTGATGCAGGTATCCTCGTTAACCCAGTAAGACCAGCATGGTTTCCACATAGGGAAGTGGTCTTTAAGTGTAAACCCTGATATCCCCTCATATTGGGGAACTTGGGCTGCCAAGAAGGTTTCAAAACGGGCGTCATGGTTACCCATCGTCCAGACCAGCTCAGCACCAATAGATACTCTTTCAATGCCGGCCATAAATTCTTTACAGGCCTCTAACTCTTCTTTAACTGTAGGGCTTTTAGACCAACCTATCCTTGGATGCCGGCTATTCTGAGAGCCGTCAAAAATATCTCCATTTGCAATCACGACTTTCGGGCGGAACTCTTTAATAATCATCAGCAGAGCCTTATACGCGGTAGTGTAGTCATCTGGCCAGAAGTGGGCATCAGAAAAGACCACCACTCTACCTTTTTCCATTTCTGTGCCGCGCCGAGCGTTGCCAATGACTTGTTCTAGCTTGCGCAGCGGTGATTGGCGTTTATCGTCTATGGTGGGCAACGAGATGTTTAGGCGGTTCTCTATGGATCTACGCCGGTTATATACGGATCTGACATCCATGCCATGTTTTTTTGCAAATGCTTGTGGACTGCCAATCTCTTTCCACGATGTGATAAATTGATCGTCCGTTAAAAAATACGCCGCCATCTTTTTCCCCATTTGTTGAACAAATTCAAGCAATTAAACCATACTTTTATGAAAAGCAATAACTATTTCTTGTAAGTTGACTTGTAATACCTAATTTTTTTCTGTATAGTTTTAAGTCCACTGCTAGGATAAAAATGATTGATGAAAACGACCGCATTAGGGAACTTACTGATGTAATAGATGAACTATCGGAGGAAAATAGAAACCTAACAGAGATCATTGCAGCACAGCTCTGGGACGCAAGTGATATAGAGAGGGATTGGATACAGGAGGAATTAAAAGCACTAAGGAAAGAGAACAAATTACTAAAGATAGATAACAAGTCACTAAGGTACAGTAGGGATATGTTTCAGAACCGCAATGCCGAATTGACTGCATCATTAAATTCATATGCAAAAAAGTTAAAAAAACTTTGAGCCCACGCCAGAGGGATTCTGGCAGTTAAAGGAGAAGTATGTTAGTTTTGCGCGAGCACCAGCAGCACGTTATTGAGAAGTTGAGAGAGGGATTTAGGGATGGACATAGATCACAGTTACTATACGCACCAACAGGATTTGGAAAGACTGAAGTAGCTATTGCCCTGATGAAGGCAACCAATGAGA